CCGCGCCCCCAAGCTGCTGCTGGTGATGCGGACGGAACAGCCCTTCGACAAGATCCAGACCCCGGAACTGGTGCTGCCCGACGGCACCAGCGTCCGCGTCGAGATTCTGGCCACCGGCCAGCAGTTCGTCGGCTTCGGCATCCATCCCGACACCAAGGGCGAATACCTTTGGCCGGACCAAACGCCGCTGGAGGTGCCCGCCGCCGATCTGCCGGTGGTCACCGCCGAGCAATGCGTCGCCTTCGTCAGCCAGGCGGAAACCATCCTGCGCGGTATCGGCGGCCAGACGCGGGCCGAGATCAAGGGAGTCGAGCGGGCGGGCCGCAAGGCGGCGGGCATCTCCGCCAATGCCCAGGACGTGCCCGACCGCGATCTGATCGCCTCGGCCCTCGATCACATCCCCAACGACGATCTGCCCTACGACGAATGGATCAAGGTCGGCTTCGCCCTCTATGCCGGTCTCGGCCCCGATGGATGCGGCCTGTGGGAAGCCTGGTCGGCGCAATCGTCCAAGAACGATCCGGGCACGACCATCAGCAAGTGGCCAACCTTCGCCACCGGTCGCAGCATTTCCGTCCGCACCCTGTTCTGGGAGGCCAAGAAGAACGGCTGGGAGCGCCCCAAATCCGCCCGCAAGCGCGCTCCGCGCCCCAATCCCTATGAGGGCATGAAGCGCGATTGGGCACCAGCTGGTCGCCCGACCATCCGCGTCACGGCGGGCGATCTGCCCCGCGTAGTCGGAGAAGGCGAAATGGCGATGATGAGCGCCCGCCTACCGCTCTATCAGCGCGGCAGCATGGTGGTGCGCCCAGCCTCGTCCGCCGTCACCATCACCGACGGGCGCAAGATCAACGCGCCGCATCTGGTTGTCGCCAACCGCCACCACATCGCCGAGGCCATGACCTTCGCCGCCCATTGGGAACGCTTCGACGCCCGCGCCGAGGATTGGGTGGCAACCGACTGCCCCCTGCGCATCGCCGACACCTATCTCGCCCGCGAGGGCATGTGGAAGCTGCCGGTCCTGACCGGCATCATCAACGCCCCGACGCTGCGGGCCGACGGCTCGCTGCTCGACCAACCCGGCTACGACACCGCCACCGGCCTGCTGTTCGATCCGCAGGGAGTGTCCTTCCCCACCATTCCCGAATCCCCGGATCGCCATCAGGCCATGGCGGCCCTGGGCTATCTCAAGCGCCTGATCGAGACCTTCCCCTTCGTCGGCGAGGCGGATCGGGCGGTGGCGCTGTCGGGCATCCTGACCACCGCCATCCGCCGCTCGCTGCCCTCTGCCCCACTCCACGGCTTCAACGCCCCGACCGCCGGATCGGGCAAATCCCTACTGGTGGATATCGCCAGCATGATCGTCTCGGGCCGCCCCGCCTCGGTCATCGCCCAGGGCAAGACCGAGGAGGAAATGGAAAAGCGCCTGGGAGCAGCCCTGATCGCCGGTGATCCGCTGATCTCCATCGACAATTGCGAAATCGGCCTCGGCGGTGAATTGCTCTGCCAGACCCTCACCCAGCCCATGCTCAAGGTTCGCCTGCTGGGGAAGTCGCTCAACATCGAGGTGCCCAGCACGGCGGCGGTGTTCGCCACCGGCAACAACCTGACCGTGGTGGGCGACATGACCCGGCGCGCCATCCGCTGCACCCTCGATGCCGGTGTCGAGCGCCCGGAACTGCGCGAATTCGACCGCGACCCTGTCGCCACGGTGGCCGACTGCCGTGGGGATTATGTTGCAGCGGTTCTGTGTATCCTGCGCGCCCACCACCTTGCTGGCCGTCCGCAGCAGACCACGCCGCTCGGCTCCTTCACCGAATGGTCGCGCTGGGTCCGAGATGCCCTGGTCTGGCTGGGCGAAGCCGATCCTTGCGCCACCATGGACAGCATTCGGGGTGCCGATCCCAAGCTGGAGGCGCTGACCACGGTGGTCGAGCAATGGCACACCCATCTCGCGACCCGCCGCGTCTCGGTCAAGGAGGTGATCGATGTCGCCACCGACCAGCTCTCCAGCTTCCATGGCCGCGCCGAATTCATCAACCCCGATTTCCGCGAAGCCCTGCTGGCCGTGGCCGGCGATGGCGGCGCCATCAGCGGCAGGCGCCTGGGCAAATGGCTGGCTGCCAACCAGGGCCGCATCGTCAACGGCATGCGGCTGACACCCGACGGCCAGCACGCCGGCGTCGTTCGGTGGCGACTGTGGGATCAAGGCTCAGCAACGGAGACCGCAGCCGTTCCCGCCAATGTCCATGCCTTCCCCCACCATGCGGGCTGACCCCTCGTGGTGGGTTTGGTTGGTTTGGAGGGTTTGTTGCCGTACCCCGCAGGAAACTGTCAGAGAGATATTTTTTCTTTGAGAAAGACAAATCCATCGACACAGAGAAAAAGAAAATCATGTCTGACAGTTTATGGAAGCGGGCTGAAACGAACCCTCCAAACCAACCAAACCCACCACAGCATCATGGTAAGCGAGTGCCAATCGTTACCAAACGTTGCGAATGAAATAGCGCAGCCACCCTGGTAGACTGTCTCCCGGTCACAAGAGGCACTGCCTCCTCCAGCCCGGAAGGCGCGGTTCCTCCTGGGCCTTTCCCTATGCGGGGAGCCTCAGCGCACGACCTTGCCAGCCTGGGGCCGCACAATGACTAAACTAAACACCGTCGAGACCAAGACCGAGTTCGCCGCCCGCGTCGGCCTGACCAAGGGCCGCATCTCGCAGCTGGTCGCCGACGGCCTGCCGGTGCAACCCGACGGCACCATCATCATCGCCGAGGGGCTGGCCTGGATGGAAAGCAACCTCGATCCTGCCAGGCGCAACAAGGGCGGCACGCCCGCCCCCGCCGCCAGCGGCACCCTGTCGCTGTCCGAGGCCCGGCGCATGTACATGGTGGTACAGGTGCAACGCGCCCGCCTCGCCTACGACAAGGAACGCGGCCAGGTGATCGACGCCAAGGAAGCGGCGGCGGCGGTGTTCTCCCGCGCCAAAGCGGAACGCGATTCCCACATGGCCTGGGTCAGCCGCACCGCGCCGCTGCTGGCGGTCGAGACCGGCGCCGATCCCCAGGCGACCTTCGCCGCCCTCGACCGCTTCATGCGCGAGCATCTTGAGCATCTGTCCGACACCCCGGTGTGGAGCCTGCGCGATGCAGGGTGATAGCGCCCTTGCGGTGGTGGACCGGGCGTGGCGGCGGGGCATCCGGCCCGAGCCGCCGATCCCGGTGTCGGAATGGGCCGACCGCAACCGGGTGCTGCCACCCACCTCGGCGGAACCGGGACGCTGGCGCACCAGCCGCACGCCCTATCTCAAGGATGTGATGGATGCGCTGTCCACCGCCAGCCCCTACGAGCGGGTGGTGCTGATGAAGGGTGCCCAGACCGGCGGCACCGAGGCCGGCCTCAACTGGCTGGGCTACATCATCCACAATGCGCCCGGCATCACCATGCTGGTGCAGCCCTCGCTGGACATGGTGCGCCGGAACACCACGGTGCGGATCGATCCGCTGATCGAGACCACCCCAGCTTTGCGCGAACTGGTCTCGCCCGCCCGCTCGCGGGACGCCGGCAACAGCCTGTTCCGCAAATCCTTCCCCGGCGGGCAATTGGTGATGACCGGGGCTAATTCCGCCGCCGGCCTGCGCTCCACCCCGGTGCGCTACCTTTTCCTCGACGAGGTGGACGGCTATCCCGGCGATGCGGATGGCGAAGGCGATCCCGTCGATCTCGCCATCCAGCGCACCGCCACCTTCCGGGGCCGGCGCCGAATCTACATGGTCTCGACGCCGACCCTGAAGGGCCATTCCCGCATCGAGGCCGCGTTCCTGGATTCGGACCAGCGCTACTTCCATGTGCCTTGCCTGCATTGCGGCGACATGGCCCCGATCACCTGGGCGCGCATCCGTTGGCCCGAGGGCCGCCGCGATCAGGCGTTCCTGATCTGCGAATCCTGCGGCGGCATCCACCACGAGCACGACAAGCCCGCCCTGCTGGCGGCAGGCGAATGGCGGGCCACGACGGCGGGCGATGGCCGCACCGCCGGCTTCCACCTGTCGGCGCTGTACAGCCCATGGGAGACCTGGGCCGAGATCGCCACCGAGCATGGCCGCGTCAAATCCGATCCGCCCCGCTTGCAGGTCTGGGTCAACACTAAGCTGGGCGAATCCTGGGAGGACCAGGCCGGCGACACCGTGCCCGCCGATCCGCTGATGGCCCGGCGCGAGGATTGGGGCGACCGCCTGCCCGAGCTGGCCGCCGTGCTGACGGCTGGCGTGGACGTCCAGGGCGATCGGCTGGAGGTGCAGGTGGTGGCCTGGGGCGCCGACGAGGAATCCTGGGTGGTAGAGTATCGCGTGCTGTGGGGCGATCCCTCCGGCCCGCGCGTCTGGGCTGATCTCGATTCCTATCTCGCCACCACCTTCGCCCATCCCAAATCCGTGGCCGATCTGCACATCCGCGCCGCCTGCATCGATACCGGCGGCCACCACACCAAGGCGGCCTACGAGTTCTGCCGCACCCGGCTGGCCCGGCGTATCTGGGCGATCAAGGGCCGAGGCGGCGCCGGCATCCCGGTCTGGCCGCGCCGCCCGACCCGTGTGCGCGGCAAGGTGCCGCTGTTCATCGTCGGCGTCGATGCCGTCAAGGACGCCCTCTACGCCCGCCTGCGCCTGACCGAACCCGGCCCCGGCGCCGTCCATTTCCCCCGCCGGATGGATGGCGACTATTTCCGCCAGCTCACCGCCGAGCGGGTCGTCACCCGCTATGACCGGGGCCGCCCGATCCGCTCGTGGCAGCCCAAGCGCGACGGTGAGCGCAACGAGGCGCTGGACACCTTCGTCTACGCCACAGCCGCACTGCATGGGCTGGTGGCCATGGGGCTGCGGCTCAACGACGAGGCGGCGGCGATGGCGATGCTGCCGACACGGGGGGCGCCGGTCATGCCGAGCACAGCTCCCGCCGCCCGCCCGGCGCTGGCGCAGATCCGGTCGCGGTGGATGGGATAGGCGAGATTCATATCTTGAGCGACCGGGGGGTTGTGCCACAAACCGTCATTTACCAACCCTGTTGGGGGCTATCGGCTTTTGGCATGGGCGGTAATACCGGATGTGCTAGTCTAAGCGATTATGGCCGTTGCCCATTTGGGGGGGGATTATGCCGATACTTCTTATCGCTCTGTCAGCATGTGGATTTTTGGCCGTCATGGTTGGCGTGTCTAAACTGGCTGATCGCAACAAAACAAAGCCAGCCCCCAAAGATAGCCGTTCAATAAATTTTCAGGGTATCGATGACGCTGGGAAACTGACCCGGCAGAAGGCCGAGCTTCAGCTTCGGGTGAATGCGCTTGCCGCAAGAGAAGATACGCTTCTCGCCTCTATCCGTGAATTTGAGCAGGGAGTGGATGCCCGTAAAGGCGAGAAGCTGGCTGCCGAGCAAGACGAAATCAATGCTGCTGTCACGGCCAAAAATGCAGTTGAGGCTCGTGTTAGCGAGCTTCGCGAGAGTGGGCGGAAGCTGGCCGATGTCGTCTCTGACCTTCAGGCCGACGCCGACCGTAAGAAATTGCATGTGGATGAACTATCCGCCGACGTTGCCGATCTCACTCGGACCAAGGACGCTCTCGATGAGAGCATCACCAATCTCTTGGCTCGGCAGCGTGAGATTGAGGCTGAGATGGCCGAGTTGGATCGGGATATCGACGAGCGCCGCCGGGAAAAAGTAGCCGAGATGGATGAGGCCGTCGCCGCACAGAAGGAATTGGCACTGTCCAAGATCATGGCGTGGACGGAGTCCGAGAAATCGCGGCTTCAGGAGCGGTTCGAGAGCAGCTATCAGACCGAGGTCACTGACTTGCGGCGTCAGCTGATCGAGAAAGTTACAGCCGAATTCGACAGCATCCATGAATATTTCTCGACCTTCGCCTCGGAGCGGAAGCTCATGGCCGAGACCGAGATCAAGGACTTTCTTGCGGAGAAGCGTTCGACCATTCTGTCCAACCTAGAATAGACGGGAGGCGGACATGCTTGCTCGCATCATTCTGGCTGCCGCCCTGATTGCCAGTGTTGTTCTTGGCCCGGTTCGTCCAGTTTTAGCCCAAGAACAGCCGGACATTATCATCTTGTTCGATCAATCGGGATCGGTTGGAAAGCATGATCCAAAACTTGCCTCCAAGGCATGGCTGCTCACCTTCCTGAAGACCTTCGACAATCCGTATAAGATCGAAATCGTTGGTTTCGACGAAGCCCTGTACCGTCACCTCGCCATCGACCGTGATACCGCCACCGACATCAATGCCGTGAACCGGGCCATCGATGGCATTGAAACGGTTGGCAAAGCGACAGATTTGGAGATGCCCTTCCGCTATCTGCTGAATTATGCGAAGCCTTCGACGAAACTGGCCGTGATCATATCCGATGGCGAGCCGGAAATTTGGGATGCCAAGCTGGGCTATCTCAGCAAGGAGGTTCAAGCGGACCCCCGCTATGACGATCTAAACCGCCAGTATCAGCAGATGAAGGATGCCGGGGTCTCGAAGCGGAAGCGGTTTGAAAAACTCGGCGCTCTTTACCACGCCCGCAATATCGATCTGATCGAAGGCCAGATGCCGGGCATCGCCAAACTGATCGGTGATCGGCTGATCATCTGGGATTTGTCCGGAACCTCCTATTATCTGAAGACCTGGGCCAAGGCAGCGGGTGCCCAATATCTGCCGATGCGGGTGGCTGCTCAGGAAAATCCCGTTGAGCAATTGCAGAAGGCCATGACGGCCTTGCAACAGCATTCCAGTGCTATCGTCAAGGAAGCCCTACCGGACGACCACGAGCATCGAGCCGCCATAGCCCTTACCACAATTCCCGAGATCGCGGCGAAGGTTCAGCCGAGGGAGCAACCCGCCCCCAAGCCGCTATCCCCCCCCATCGAAACAAGGATGGCTGAGCCGGTTGCGCCCCAGCTCGTAGCTCGTGCGGATACGCAAACCAGTCAGTCACCCATATGGGGGATTGTTCTTGTGTTGTTGGGCGGTGTGATTGGAGCTTTGATCGTCTACCGGCGACGAGCGACTGCCAAGGCCGAACCAGCCGTTCCGGTGGACCTTGCCTCCCAGTACATTGACGCCAAGGTCAAAGGTGCCCTTGATGACGCGGAGAAATTGCGGCGGAAACTTCTTATCGCGGAAAGCGAAGCTGTCAAGGTCGAGCGACGGTTCTCATTGCGTGTTGCAGTGCCTACCGGGGCCATGGAAATTCAATGGATCAGTGCTGATGGTGAGAAGCGGGAAACGGCTGCCATCAATCTTTCCATGCACGGCGTCAAATTCGAGACTCATGGAGCCGAGGTCAAGGCCGTCACCAAGATTATCTGCCCGAATATGGATGTGGTTCTGGGGGTGAAGAAATTTCAGGAAATCCGTCGTGATGGTAGTCGCTCCGTTGCCCTTTTGATCGAGTTTGAAAACAATCTCGATGACTGGATGCGGTGGGTAGAAATCATAACCCGGATCGACCAGATCGCCACAAAGCCGTGAGCAAGGGACGGTAGGCTGAAAATCCGCTTATCCCAACTGACGGTGCTGCACATCTCTAGAGGAACAGAACCGCTTGTGGTGAAGTTCCGATGCCATGTTGCGGAAAATCTTTCCACAGGAATCGCAAAAGAACAGATGGACGAGGGAGGGTAGAGATTCCCGGCATCTGATTTCACGGGGTGTGTTGACATGAACCGCAGCGAGTTTCTTAGGCTTTGGGTCGAGAATATTACGCATCGACTGCGTGATGGTGACTTATGCCGCTGACCCATTAAGCGCCTTGAGATAGGCCGGACGTCAAGATATGTTCGCGGCCATGGCGAAGCAGTTGTCCCTTCTCGACTTCCAGGTATGGTTTCCCGACGAGGATAGCTGTTACCGGCTGTTGATGGATCGACGATGGCCGAGTGGCTTCGTTTGCCCGAAATGCGGTGCGCAGAACGCCGCCCGCCTGACCAGCCGCGCCTACACTTTCGCGTGCAGGGACTGTGGGACGCAGACGTCGGCGACCGCCGGAACCATCATGCATCGGACCCGCCTTCCGCTTCGGGCGTGGTTCTGTGCCGCCCACCTGATGGCGACGCATTCCAATGGGATGTCGGCGCGGCAAATGGCCGGGCAACTCGGCATCACCTATCGGGCAGCTTGGTTGCTGGAACAGAAGCTGCGGCGGGCGATGGTCGATCCGAATCGCGATCCTCTCGATGGCGTGATCGAGATCGACCAGACGGAAATGCCGTTCCACGATCTGGAAGAACCCGGCAAGCCGCTCAAGGAGGGCAAGATCATCGTGATCGGCGCCGTCGAGGTGCGCGACAAAACCACAGGAAAGGCGCAGAAACCCAAGGCTCTCGGCGCGAAATACCTCGACACCCTGTCGGGCCGCTGCCGGATGGAGGTGATCCCCAGCAACGAGAAGCCGAATATCCACGCCTTCATCAAGGCCAACATCGCCCCCGGCGCCACTCTGGTTTGCGATGGGCACGCCTCCTACACCGGGCTTGTCGGATACCGGCACGATCCCCGCATCGTCGGCAATATGGCCGCGCATATCCCCCTGCGCTGGATTCATCGGGTCTTCGCCCTTCTGAAGCGCTGGGGTCTCGGCACCTATCATGGGTTCCGCCGCGAGCACATCGACACCTACCTCAATGAGTTCGTCTTCCGTTACAACCGGCGCTATTACCGCCATGTCTCGTTCGAGACCATCCTCGGCCTGTCCGCTGACCATGCGCCGATGTCGTATTGGGAAATCATACAGCGCGACAATCCCCGGAAGGGCCGCCCTGTGAACCGAAAAAGCCCACGCCAACGCAAGACCCAGGAAGGCGTTCAGATCGACGGGACCGGGCCGAAAAAACGGTGCCCGAAAGCGGATGATGGCCATAATGGGTCAGAGGCATAAGCCGCGCGTGATGACCTCGTTCAAATCGAAGAGCTTATCGCCGAAAATCCCGTTCCGGCGAGACCATGGAATCACTATTTTTGATGCAAGCCACGCCAATTCGTCCTCATCCATGGGACATTGCATCCTAGATGTGGAATGAGTGCAACATTATGTGATGGGTTCAGCCGCACCGGACAACTTGCGGCAGACATAGAAACCGCCCGCAGCGGTCGCCAGTGACAAGCCGATCAAGACACCGACACCCATGCTGGCGCTCAAGATCAGGATGGCGGCTTTGCCCAACCCTGGAGCACTTGCGGCAGCGATTTTCGATCCAGTCACGGTGCTTGTGATCATGATATCCTCCCAACCCTCTGATTTAGCGAAGAGCCTCCAGGATCGGATCGTCTTCGCCGCGCGAGCGCCTAGCTTTTTTAGGGCGTTTGACCATGCTGGTAGGCTTACTCGTTTTCACACTCGACCATGTCGCCGTTGTTCGTTGCAAAACGCTCCAAAGCTTGAGAAATAGACTTTCCCGACCATCCCAAAGGGTGGCGGTTTGCTTGTGATACTGAACCTGGGACATCTGTGGGCTGGGGGGTAGATGGGCCGAGGAGCTTTCTTCGCCAACGCTCATGCCCGATTGGTGTGGTGAGTTATCCGCCACTTTATCCACAATTTGGTCCAGCGAGCTGGCGGCGACCATCAGGTCTGCAACTAAATCAATGTCCCAATCTGAGTTCCAGTCCGCCCCGGCTTTAGCCACCTCCAGATGAAGTGACAGCATGGCGAAGCTCTTCTCGGAAACCTCGGTCAGACTGTCCGTCCATCCCTCCGTTTCCCCATAAAGTAGGGCCGCTTCAAACGCCGTCGCAAAGCATGCCAAATCCGTCAGAGTATGGGCAGTTGCACCATTTGCCATGAAGCGAATGATGCTACTTGGTGGGCTTTCGAGATGGGCAATTGCTGATGAACGGTATGCACTCAGACCAGCTTCAACCTTGGGCATGAGGGCGAGGCATTCTTCAATGAATGTGCCTCGTTCCCCACGCTCTTCGTGGTTGTCTTTACGCTCCGATGGGGGCACGGCAATGCTTGAACACGCAGCAGCGCAGGGTATTTCACCTGATGCATTGGAACAGGAGCTTGCCCGCTTTCGACCTTTTTTAGGGACATCAGTCACAGACCAACGTCCTCCTGTTCATGCTGAGCTTACACCGCACGAAGTGTGAACACGTAAGGGGCAAGCATATCGTCTTGCCTAAGCCGTCACTGCGTCCGAGATCGCGTCATCAACCTCGGATGCTGCCGAGGTGGTCCGGGCCTTGCGGTAGCGGTAAATGCCGTAACCGGCTGCGGCGATGACGCCACCCAGGATGACAGGACCAGCAGCGCCGAGTCCCAAACCAAGGCCCAAGCTCATGCCGGTACCAGTCCATAGAGTGCCGACAGCGGCGGCACCCTTGGTGGCGGCGCCAGCAGCGGCACCCTTGGCAACCGAACCCGCCACAGCAGTTTTACCGGCGGTCTGCAATGCCACAGTCTGCATGGCACCCTTGGCGGCGATTGCGGTTCCGGCCGCGCCCTTAGCGGCGACACCAGTCACAGGATTGAGAACCAGGAACTTGCTCGTCGTACCGGCCATCATCGGAGATTCGCCAATAGCGAAGGTCTTGCCGACCAGCCACGGCATTTGCCCAGCACCATGTTGAACCTTGAGGACCACCAGATCCTTCATGGTGGCAGCGGTTTCACCAACGGGCTGAAGGAAGAGCCAATTTGCGGCTCCATTCCCAGCGGCAGTGGTCTTCGCCACCATGAAAGTCTTGCCGGTCATCATCTGGACCTGCCCGGCCTGTCTTGCGCCTTCGAGCTTCATCATGATCATGCCGTTCCCGCCGCCCTGGGTGGCGGCAGCAGTCAGACCACCAGCACCGGCAGCGCCCGCAGCAACGGCAGCGCCCTTTGCCGCGATACCGGCTTTGGGGCACAGCACAAGCCATTTGCTCACGCCATCTGCAACGAGGGGGGCTTTTCCGATGGTAACGGTCTTGCCCACCATCCCGGACAACTGCGCGACCTGACGGGCACCCTCCAGCTTGAGGGCAACGGCCCCCTTTCCAGCGGTAGCGCCAGCGGGGTTCAGGAATAACCAGTGTCCCATTCCATTCCCAGTAGCAGTAACTTGGCCGACCGTGTAGGAATTTCCGGTCATCGACGACAGGAGAGCTGCCTGGGTGGTTCCCTCGACCTTGGCCATGATCATTTGGTCAAGCATGCTAACAGCTCCCTAAACAATGACGCAGAGCGACAAACCGTTCTGCTGAAGATACCCCGAGTCCCTTCGGAGAGATATAGGCTGGTATGCGCATATATCATAACACGCCCCCATTCTCGCAAGCTGAGGCGAAATCTGTCCAGAGAAATTTATTGTGGATACTGGCTTGCTCTAATAGTAAGAGGCGCTCGCAACTATGTGCGGGGGGCGATCTGGCTGTGAGTTTTCCTATTTCTGGAAATAATGCTTCATGAAAAAGGGGCTACACGTTGGCGGCAGCTTCCTTCCGCTTTCGCGCCCGAGTAGCCGCCAGCTTGGACTCTGTTGAATGCTGAAGGTCCAAAGCAGCTTTTGCCCTCCGCTTGGCGGCAGCTGCTAACTTGATGGCCTGCTTGGCATTGGCGCCAGCCGCTAATGCACGCTTCTCAGCTTCGTTGGCCTCGGCGATTAGCTTCTCGGCGGCTGCAATTTCGGCGGTAAGCTCCGCAGCCAGGGCCGCTTCATCATCAGGTGAGGATACCAGCTTTCTAAATGCTCCGTATCCTGCGGCGAAAACAGCATCAGCCATTGACGCGACTTGGGAGACTAGTGTGGCGGTCTCTTGACCACTCTTGGTCCGAGAGCGGGGTTTGCCCTTTGGATTGGCGGCATACATCCGATAGGCCCCATACCCAGCAACGCATACGGTTCCCGCAAGCAATGCAGGCCCCCAAGCGCCGAGACCTAAGCCGAGGCCGAGGCTCAGCCCTTTTCCGGAAAATATGGATGAAACCAGCTTGGTCCCGTTCGCGATCCCGGCTGAGGTCACGTTGATAGTTCCGGAGCCGACCCCAGTAAGGTGGGTGTAGGGGATGCTAATTTTGCCGAGAGCGATGCTGGTGGAGGAAGCCTTGGCAGCCCCCGAACTCATCCCGGAAAGTTTGGAAGTCGCTGGGGCCAGCTTTACCGCTGCAGTGCCTGCAGATTTGACTTTCGACGCACCAGCGCCGCCCCCGCTGAGATGGCCGAGCTTGCCCAGGGCGTCAGGTGAACTCATGCAGCATCCCCAATGCTTCGGAAGGCCATAACTACGGTGCTGTTTGCGCAAAAAGTACTAATAATTTAAAGGTTATCGTATCACGGTGCCGTCAACAAGACGCCTCTTCAGAACACCTCTTCAGAACCCATTTAAAATGGATCATTGTGGATCAGGTCCGCCCCTTTAAATCCGCCTGTCGGCAGGCCCTCATACAATGGGGCCGAGAGCGACCGTGATGCTCCAACTCCTGTCTTTCTGCGCCATTTCCGTTTGAAAATCCTGCTGACAGTGGCAACCACACCTCCTTTCTGCTTCCCCCCACCAATCTTTCCCAAACTCTCCGAATAGCCAGGGAATCCGCCGTCTCCGATAATCCGGGGCATGTGGAAATCCCTTCTCCGCGCCGTTGGCCTCGACCGCCGCCGCTCGTTTGACGCGGCTGGCGGTGGTCGGCGTTGGGATGGCGCCCGCACGGTGGACGGCCTCAACGGCTCGATCCAGGCCGGCGCCACCACGGCGGCGCGGCGGGCCGGGTGGTATGCCCGCAACAATCCCTGGGTCTCGGCGGCGGTGCAGTCGCTGGCCGCCAACGCGGTGGGGGCCGGCATCAAGCCGCGCTCGCGCCATCCCGACGCCAAGGTCCGCGACACCCTGCATGCGCTGTGGGATCGCTGGACGGATCGGGCCGATGCCGCCGGCCTCACCGATTTCTACGGCCTCCAGGCGCTGGCCTTCCGCGCCATGGTCGAAAGCGGCGAGAGCTTCGCCCGCCTGCGTATCGCCGAGAATGTTTCTCCCCTGCCGCTGTCCATCGACCTGCTCGACCGCGAGCAGGTGCCGATGGACCTGCACCGCGACGTCGGCAGCGGTGCCCGCATCCGCGCCGGAATCGAATTTGATGCCAATGGCCGCCGCGTCGCCTATCATTGCTATGCCCATCGGCCCGGCGATGCCCTTGCGCCACTGTCGTTCGACACCGTGCGCCTGCCGGTCGGCGACGTGGCGCATCTGTTCCAGCCGCTGGCACCGGGACAGGTGCGCGGCATCACTTGGCTGGCCCCGGTGCTGCTGCGCGTCCACGAACTCGACCAGTACGAGGACGCGGCCCTGGTCAAGGCCAAGGTCGCCGCCCTTTTCACCGGCTTCATCCGCGATCCCGACGGCACGGTGGCCGGCTTCAACGACGGCAGCGGCATCGGCGGCGTGCTCCAGGTCGGCATGGAACCGGGCAGCCTGATCCCGCTGCCGCCCGGTGCCGACATCCAGTTTTCCGATCCGGCCGATCCCGGCGATTACGGCGCCTACACAAAGACCCACATCCGGGCCATCGCCAGCGGGCTGGGCCTGCCCTACGAGTTGGTCTCGGGCGACCTCGAAGGCGTCACCTATTCCAGCATCCGCGCCGGACTGGTGGAATTCCGCCGCCGCATCGAGCAGGTCCAGCACTCCGTGCTGGTGCATCAATTCTGCCGCCCAGTGTGGGAGCGCTTCGTGCGGCTCGCCGTGCTGGCCGGCCACCTGCCCGCCGCCGGTTTCGACAGCGACCCGTCCGCCTTCCTGGCCTGCGACTGGCTGCCGCCCAAATGGGACTGGGTCGATCCGCTGAAGGATGCGCGGGCCGAGATCGAGCAGATCAAGGCGGGGCTGAAGAGCCGAGGCATGAGCATCGCCGAACGCGGCTATGACGCCGAGGACGTGGACGCCGCCATCGCCGCCGACCGCGAGCGGGAAAAGCGCCTCGGCCTGAATATGGAGACGCCCAATGGCTGACCTGATCACCCGCCGCAGCACCCTGGCCCCCGCCAGCATCGACGCCCAGGCCCGCACCGCCGAGGTGGTGTGGAGCACCGGGGCCGGTGTCCGCCGCCGCGACCTGTCCGGTCCCTACGAGGAGCGGCTGTCGCTGGCCCCGGATGCGGTGGACCTGTCGCGCCTGATCGGTGCCTCGGTCCTGGACGCCCATCGCCAGGACGCGGTGCGCGACGTGCTGGGCACCGTGCGAGAGGCGTCCGTCGATGGCCGACAGGGTGTGGCCCTGGTGCAGTTCTCGGCCCGGCCCGAGGTTGAACCTGTCTGGCAGGACGTGATGAGCGGCATCCTGCGCCACATCTCGGTCGGCTACACCGTCGAGCAATGGGCCGAAAGCACAGACAAGGGCGTGCGGGTTCTGACCGCCACAAGCTGGACGCCCATCGAAATTTCCCTGGTCCCGACGCCGGCCGATCCCGGCGCCCATATCCGCATGGAGGAGAGAATGCCCGAACCCGTCCCCACCATCCCCGAAGGGGATGGTGTCCACACCCGCGCAGCCGTCAATGCCGAGATCCGCTCCGTCGCTCGTGTCGCCGGGCTGGGCCAGGACTTCGTCGATGGCCTGATCGACCGCGACGCCAGCGCCGACGAGGCCCGCCGCGCCGCCTTCGCCGAACTGGCCCAGCGTAGCGGCCCCACCATCCGCACCGAGCAGCCGCGCGTCGAACACCTCGCAAGCCACGACGATCCCGACACTCGCGCCCGCCAGATGGGCGAGGCGCTCTATGCCCGCATCAATCCGGCCCATGCCCTGTCGGAACCGGCGCGGCGCTACGCCTATTCCACCTGCGCCGAGATGGCCAGGGAATTGCTGTCCCTGCGCGGACATTCCGTCACCGGCCTGTCGCCCGCCGCCATGGTGACGCGGGCGCTCCACACCACCAGCGATTTCGGCATCATCCTGGGCGACACGGTGGGGCGCACCCTGCGCGCCGCCTATCAGGCCGCCCCGTCCGGCATCCGCCAGTTGGGCCGCCAGACCACGGCGCGTGACTTCCGTGCCGTCAACAAGATCATGCTGGGCGAAGCGCCGCTGCTGGAGAAGCTGGGCGAGCATGGCGAGATCAAGGCCGGCACCATGGCCGAGGCCCGCGAGGCCTACAAGATCGAGACCTGGGCGCGCAAGATCGGCATCACCCGCCAGGTGATCGTCAACGACGACCTCGGCGCCTTCTCCGACCTCGCCCGCCGCATGGGCCAGGGCGCGGCCGAGACCGAAGCCCGCCTGCTGGTCGAACTGGTGGAGGCCAATTCCGGCAACGGGCCGAAGCTGTCGGACAACAAGCCGCTGTTCCATGCCGACCATGGCAACAAGGCGGGATCGGGCGCTGCCATCTCCGACACCACCCTGTCCGCCGCCCGACTGGCTCTCCGTACCCAGAAAGGCATCGAGGACCGCATCATCCGGGTGACGCCCAAATACCTGCTGGTGCCGCCGGCCCTGGAGACCGAGGCCGAACGTTGGCTGGCCTCGGTGGCGGCGGCCAAGGCGGCCGACGTCAATCCCTTCGCCGGCTCGCTGACCATGGTGGTCGAGCCGCGCCTGTCCAGCGTCAGCCGGTGGTACATCACCGCCGACCCGTCCGAGATCGATGGACTGGAATTCGCCTACCTCTCGGGCAGCGAGGGACCGCAGGTGGAATCCAAGTCGGGCTGGGACGTGGACGGCGTCGAGATCCGGGTGATCCTCGACTTCGGCGCTGGCTTCGTCGATCACCGCGGCTGGTACGCCAATGCGGGGGCGGCGTAATGGCCGACCGCGACCAGCTTCTGGCTTGGCGGGAGGCGCTGCTGCGCGCCCGCTACGCCGGCACCCGCATTGTGGAATGCGACGGGCGCAAGGTGGAGTACCGCTCGGATTCCGAGATGGCATCAGCCCTGGCGGATTTGGAGCGCCGCCTCGGCACCAACGCCCGGATCACCCAGGTGCGGATCAATTCGAGCAAGGGAGTATGAGGGCATGAAAAACTTCATCCAGAATGGCGCCATGATCACCGTGCCGGCCCCGCCCGGCGGCGTGGCCTCGGGCCAGGGCGTGATCGTCGGCGCTCTGTTCGGCATCGCCGCCACCAATGCCCTGGAAGCGGCCAATGTGGAAATCGCCACCACCGGGGTCTACGATCTGCCGAAGGCTCCGGCGACGGTGTTGGCACTGGGCGACCGGGTGGCGTGGGACGACACCGCCAAGGTGATCGCCCCACCCGCTGCCGGGCTGTACCCGGTGGGCGTTGCCATCACCGCCGCCGGCAATGGCGCCGTCACCGTGCGGGTGCGTCTGGACGGGGTGGCGACGGCAACGGCGTAACGGTCGCCAAGCGTTGACACGCCACGCCAACGCCCGCCTGGGGATTTGTTGACATGGCGTTGACATGACTTCCGAGCATCGTGA